GTTAAATCATGGTTTTCTCCTTTTACTATGTGGAATGGTCTCCTTGGATATTATCCTATTAGGAAACTTACCACCAGAGCTCTTGTTCGAGAGATGGAGACAGTGCTAGATGAATCTGTGACACCGTTTCTTATATCGGTTACACCAGATTTTGTTTTCAATTCCAATTCCTTTCAGCGGTTGGTTTCCTTTTGGCAACGATCAAAGGCTTCAAAGAACAGAAATTACTGGCTTTTGTATCAGATAAGTTCAATTTTATCTGTAGCAAATTTGTCTGCTATTCCTTTTCTTGCCTACAGGCGTCGTTGTTATTACAGAGCAACAGAACATATGTCTCCTTGGAACCCCCTTCTTTGGGCTTCAGCGGGACTTTGTTTTAGCTCTGCCAGTTTGTTTGTTTTGCATGCTTTTAGAGAAGCACGTTTTAAACGCATTCGAGCCAGTTATTTGGAGCGCAGAGATGCGCTTTCTGATCATTGGAAAGAATTGCGGGCAAACACAGTGCTACAAGGAGCTGTCGCTGGTGCTACCATTATCATTGGTGTTAAACTTTTGAAAATGTGGAATGCACAGAGAATCGAAGCTCAAGCGACTGAAAACAAACCTGGATGGTTTGGATACATGATGAATAAGCTAGGAATAGAGACCAAAATACAAACAGAAACTACAACACCTATTCAAGTTGTAGAAACTCTTAAAAAGAGTAATGTTTATTGGGCTCATTTTAAGCGTTCTGAGACATCCACACCCAGCTGTAACATATTTTTCCCTCGTAAGAATGTTGCAGTTTTTCCCCGCCATATGTTTTGTGATCTTGAGAAGAAAACCCTTGATCCTGCATATACGAGTCTAGAGATCACAGTTTTTAGAGGTAAGACAGCAGGTGACAAATTTACATTTAAAGTTGATATGTCAAACTGTGTCTTTCATCCTACACTGGACATTGCTTATGCTTTTGTTCCAAACTGCCCTGATCTCCGTGATAAGACTAAATTTTTGCCTTTAACACAGCCTCAGGGAATGTGTATTGCAGAATTTATTGGAAATAATCGTGACGGATTTTTCCAAGAGCGTGTTTCTGCCACTAGTGGGAAATATGGCCACATGCTCCAACCTGGTATGCCAGGCTTCACATACAAAACCAACAATGCTCAATTTGGTTCTTGTATGGCTCCTTTAATTTCACTCACCAAGGATCCATGTATAATTGGATTTCATATTGGTGGTTGTGGAAACGATGGAGTATGCTTGACATTATTGCTTTCTGATCATGAATATATGATTGCAGAATTAGAGAAAAAACCTGGTGTTTTGATTTCTGCACATGCAACAGAGCTTCCGAAAATTATTATGGGGCGTACAGTATTAGATTCTGATAAAGTACATCCTCATAGTATGGCAGCGAAGCTTACTTGTGATCATTATGTTGAAATTTTGGGTTCTACGAAACTCAGGACTCAACAAAAAAGTAATGTTCAACCGTCTATTTTGTCACCTATTATTGAGAAGGTGACTGGCATCCCAAACCAGTGGGGACAGCCGAAGCTATTACCAAATTGGAAAGGCTTTAATGCGACACTGGAACATATCGTAAATCCATCCGATATGTTTGCACCCAAGGAATTGGATCGTGCAAAAGAAGATTGGATTGCTCCTCTGCGGGAAAAAGTTATCAGCTACTCAAAAGTTGATATTTTCCGACCTTTAACAGAGAAGGAATCCATTCTTGGCGTTGATGGAAAACAATTTCTAGAACCCATGAAAATGTCTACTAGCATGGGTTTTCCCATTTTTGGAAAGAAATCAAAGCACTTTGATGAAATCCGTGATGGTGAATGCTTATTAGATCGTCGCCCTACTGAGCTTGTCTCGGTTGAGGTCACTCGTCTTCTTGAGTGTTGGAAATCTGGTAACAGGGCCTATCCTGTAACGTCTGCTACGTTAAAGGACGAACCCACTCCTTTGGAGTCAGAGAAAGTGCGTGTTTTTCAAGCTGGTAATGTTGCAATGACCATGCTTATACGCAAATATT